AAAGATACGCTGAATTGTGATTATCACATTTTAGTTTTCTTGTTGGTTATGTATTGATTTAAAAGTTAAGGTGGGAAGTGGCTACCTTTAATGAAAACCAGTGATACAGGGCAAAATAAATATTAAATGCCCTAAAAGGATAAAACAATATGTTAAATGAAAGGAACTGACTTTTAAGTTTTACACTAACTACTCTCTAGTCTAGGTGTTTCCTAGTGATAGGAAATATTATTATTAACCAGTATATATTTTTCTAGGAGGTTTTATGAAAAATGAAAATACTAATACGTTAAGTGAAAATGCTACTTTGGTAAGACTTACTACTAAGTTTTGGAGTGGCATTAAAACTGATAAATTACTTCGTGATAACTTAGCTGACATTACTAATACTAGTGATGAATCTATGTTGCACGTTGCCAAGCATTTAGTTGGATTCAATGCTAATAAATACTTTAGACGAATCATTAACAAAGTGCGAAATGATAGGTACTATCCACTGACTTTGCCTTGGGATGATAATTCCTCGGATGATGATAACAAGGTCGTAAGTGGGTGGAGATTATGTCCAAATAGTCAATTAGACAATTTGCAAAAGGCAGTAGATCAAGCAAGGCAAGACTTCTTTAAAGAAGTTGATGAGTTTTGTAAGAACTACCCCAAGATGATTGATGATGCTAAAGGAGTTTTAGGTCATGCTTTCAACATGGGTGATTATCCGCCAGTGGATGATATTAAAGATAAATTCAAATTTGATTTTGAGATTTCTTTAATACCTAGCTATAGCAACGATATCAGATTAAACGTATCTGCTGACTTACGAAAACGTATCGAACAGGATGCTGAAAAGAGACTTAGCAAAAATGTTAAGACAATCTTTCAGACTACTGTTGATGCTCTAGTAGAACAAGTTGAGCATATATCAGAGAAACTTAAATCTTATGACCCTAATAATAAACAGGGTGGATTCTTTAAAGATTCTAGTTTCGATAAATTGCGAAAAGCAGTTGAAGTTATACCTAACGTCAATCAAGACGTATTAGGTAATGACACTGATATAGCTAATGCTCATCAAAGTCTAGTAGCTGTTTTGTCTACCATTAACAGTATTGATTCTCTTCGAGACGAGACTGATATTGGTGATGCGAAACGTAAAAAAGTTGCTGATGATCTTGATAAAGCTATTGACCCATTAAAAGGTGGGTTAATGAAAAAGCTAGGAGGTCATAATGACTG